GAAAGTTGTCGTTCTATTAGTTTTAAAATTGTTGAAAAATCTGTTGTAGGCAATGTTTTTGTTAACGCAGTCAATTTTAAAGGATCGCGCATTTCTCTTTTAAAACGACGTTCTAACCCTTTAGCAATTTGAGCAACTTTATTTTCAGGAAACCATTTCATACCACGAAGCTTAAGCATAATAGTGCTTGTAGTTTTATTGATTTTTTCAATTTGTTTTAATGTTTTAGCAGATGCCCCGGTTAAATCTGTTACAGACTTAAATGATGTTTTTCGTCCAACTTTTTTAGCATTAGCAAGTTCTTCAATTGATTTTCCATTAATACGAAGCCAATTTGCAAAATCATCTAATTGTTGTATGATATCATCTGCAGCTTTATTTGATATAGGTGCTTTTTTAATAGTACTATATGATGAACGTAAAACACTTTCTAATGATTCTAAACCATTTCCAATTTTTGCTAAATCTCTAGGTTTAATTACACCAGTTTCAACTAATTCATCCCACATTTTCATTTGTGCTGATATATCATCACTTCCTTTAAACGAAGCCCGGATCAGTTTTTCTAATTTTGCAAGACGAGCTCCTTTATATATTGATTTAGCTGTTACTTTTATTACAGAACCAATAATTGGAATAACTGCTATAACAGAAAAGAATGCATCAAAATATTTACCACGAGCAGCATATATTGATGCATTAATTATGTCAATTATATCTCCATAACCTGGAATGAATCCTAACCAATCCATTACGGTTTGCAAATAATCTATCCAAGTATTAGGTTGTTCCTTTTTTGCTTTTGGTTCTGCTTTTATAGCATTTTCTTTAGATAATGTTAAAACCGGTTTGCCTCCTTGCATTGAAATCTTGCCAACTTTCCATGCAGTTTTTTTGTGACGTTCTGGGTGCGGTTCATTCCACAATACGATAACGCCATTTTTAGTTTCATAACCTAATGTACGAATTTGTCCTGTACTATATACTGATCCATCTTCATAAAACCAAAAACGATCTTCTTTAGTATCTAGTTCATAACCATGCGGATTCAATCCTAAAGCAAATGGTTTTGCGCCCATTTGTTTTAATAAATCTTCTGAAGATTTTTTATCGTCTGGCCATGGTTCTCTGATTTTATATGTTGGATTGTATTTAGATTGTGTCACATATTCATGCAATTTTTTAATATTTTTCATCAAGATTTGTTTCTTAATAGAAAATACTTCTTCTACAACAATCTGTTTTAATATTTTATTTTTCATAATACAGTATATTCATTTTATATAAATATAATCATTTCCAAAAGAGCTGTACTAAAATAAGAGAGAATGCTAATGTTAAAGATATTGCTGTTTTCATATTAATACCTTCATCTTTAAAAATGTAAGTCATTAATGTAAATATCATTATTCCAGACACAAAAGAAAGAAACCTGCCTGGCCAAAAGGCACCGGCAAAGCCCGATACTGATAATCTAGTTGCTTCCATAAATGCCCATGTTATTGGAACTCCTAATAACATTAATGAGAATCTATATTCTTTTGCCCATGGCCAAATTAGTGGCCCGTTGGTTTGAACCCAAACAACAATTTGACCAAATAAAAATATTAAAAATGAATAGGCTAAATGTTTATAGTTCATAATAAATAATAAGGAATATTATGATTATATCCAAATTATTTACGATCGCCTTTATGTAGATCTACTTTGTCTAGAATTGCATTCAATGCTTCTATTTGAATAAATCCAGACATCGATGCATTTTTTAATGCACTAATTAATTGAAATATAATAAAAGGGACTAGAACGGTCTCACTTAACCAACTAGTCCCTTTAAATCCTTTTTCAACCATTAACAACACAGTAAGAAGAATAATCCATGTTACTAAAGTTTTTAAAACTTTAAGTGCCTTATAGGTTTGAAAACCTTCTCGTTTTACTCCAGCAATTACGCCAAAGAAGCCATCTGCCATTACTACTCCAACTAATGCCAAATATTGATCTGAGTTTGCCATTGCTAAGTTGAAAAAATAAGTGCAGATAAATGCTGCAATTGTACTCAATGAATATATTCCTGTTGCTGTTAATGTGGTTGTTTTCATTGCGATATCTTATTTGTAAGGTACGTAAGAAGTTGTTCCGCCTTTTCTTACCGCACGAAGAATTTGTTTGCGCTGCTTACCAGTAGATTCATATGATACATGAACCCAATCCGGATTAGCATCTGTTCCAAATTCCCAAATCAATTGATCAAATTCTAAATTGTCTTTAATATAATCAAATACCATTTTATTAGTGACGCCGCCTGCATGACCATCCATATCAATATCAATAGCTTCACCCGAACAATGTTGAGAGCTTAATGCTCCTCCGATTGCTGTGTTTAAATCTTTACTGCGATATCCAGATGAAATATGAATTGGTTTACCAAAATGATTGCGAATTGGTTCAAAAACCTTTTCAGCTAATAATTTAAAGTTTGCAATATGTGCGTCTGTAGGCATATTGCTAATTCCGCGACGTTTTGCAGTTTCACTGCGTGTAACTTCTGCTAATGATAAGTGTTCACTTAATTGCATATTTTATTCCTTATTTTACGTATTCGTAATATTTTTTAGTTTTAGCATTTCTATCTTCTAAACCATGAGTTCCGCCGTTGATTCTTTTTGTCAATGCTAAGATAGCTGCATCGTTAACGCCTTGGTCACAAATAGACCAAAGTTTATTACGATCAAAAAAGAACATTGCTGATTCAAATGCATATGTTGTTGCAACTAGATCTGGGGTATCTAGTATTTCTGGTTTTTTAAGATATTCTGCAAATGCTTGATAATTCGCTTTTCCTGTGAGTTGTAGTGCACCTCGGCCCCGATACTTCCAACCATCCCCTGATGCTTCATCGCCATTCCCCATTCGGCTTGCATACACTCGGTTGGCAATCTTTTCTGGTTGCCGCGCATAAGACTCTTCTAATGTTCCAGGAAAGTATTTTCCAAAGATCCCTTGTAGACCTTGTGCTGAATAATTTAAATTTTCTGAAAATGCTTTAAAGCCGCCTGTTTCATGTGACGTTTGTGCAAAGAAGTGTGCTGCTCTAACTGGAGTTAATTTATAAAACTCCATTGCTTTTTTCATTGTGCCTGGGCCAAATGCTCCATCTGCCGTAACACCAATTTTTTCTTGTAAACTTTTTAAACTCATTATTCTTCCTCAGTAGTGGTTTTTCCTTTTCCTGCAAATTTTTCTAAACCTGCAATACCTAAGCTACCTAATGTTACAACAACGAATGAATTATAAATGTACTCATTCAATTTTAATTCATTACCGAAATATCCGGTAACTAAATCAACAAACATTGCGATAGTCATCACTGCAAATGACATAAAACCAATAATAGTTTTTTCGTTGAAGTCATTTGAATTTTTAAAAATGTCCGTAAACTTTGCCATAAATTCTCCCTTTTTGTATAAATATATAACAAAAGAGATTACTTGCAAATAATGAGTTCGTTTTTACGATCTGTAATAGAAACAATTGTTATTTTTAAATTACCTAATTGAAATAAACCAGGTTCTCCAGAATCTTGTATGATAGCTGATAAATTTTCTATAATATTATAATCTTGTTGAGTAAATCTATTGCCGTTGATTTCGACTATGATATCATCATAATCATATCGATCTAAATCAGTTAGTGCATGGCAACGTTCTCTTAAATTAAATTTAGTATTAGGTTGTTCTAATGTAATATACTTCATCCATTCCGCATCAGAATATATTCTATCACACCACGGTTCCAATAAACGCAATAAATCTTGAGAACAATTTTCTACTCGAAATGCAACATTGTATTTCGGTAAAATAACAGGATGTTGCCATTCATTATTTTTAATCCAACTACCCCATTTTCTTAAATAGTTTCTGCCGGCTTTTTCCGAAACTTGTTTAAAGTAATCATCATCTCGTCCGACTTGTTCAGTCCATCGATGTCCTCTACATGTTAGATGATATACAAATGCATCTCGGCTTTGAATTAATTCATAGCCCGCTAATATCCAGCGTTGAAAAATATCTGAATCTTCATATGGGAAAGGAGCAAACATCGGATCGTGGCCGCCTATTGCTTGAAAATCTTTTTTATAAAGAATCCATGGAGCAAACATTCCATATGTAACTTTATCTAATTCTTCTTCTTGTTTATGCAAAACAAATTCTTCAAATGCATCAATATTCAATGTATCGAAGTCTTGTCCAAAATCCATAATGATTTTTTCTTTACCTTCTGGGTGTAAAGGTGGTTCTATACGGGTCGCACAGACAACTTTCCCTGGCTGTAAGTGCTTTAACATATTTTCAATATACAAAGGACCAATAATCATATCAGCGTGTAAGATACCCACTATATCATTTGTAGCAAGTTCAATGCCTTTGTCATATAGTATCGTATGCCCTACTCGTTCTTCACTCCTTAGTATTCTGGTTTTATTATTTGCCTCAATCTCTACTTGTTGCATCCACTCCCATGATCCATCCGTTGAACCATCATCCAATAAAATAACTTCTGCTTCCGGAGCATGTTTTTTAATACTTGCGTATACATTCTTAAGATGTCGCAGATTGTTGTAACTAGGTATAATTAATGATATCATAATGTATAAGTTTCTCCGTAAATTCTCATAGAAAAATATGTAGAACTAAATTCTGAATTTAAAAAGTATGATTTCATATTATCATCTGCAAGACGACAAAATTCATCTACTCCAATATTAATTTTATTTTCTTTAAATGTTAAAGAATTCATATGTGTAATTGTATTGTTATCTGATACAACTGTTTTAAAATTATATTGTTCGGCAATGCAACCTGTATAAAAATCTATACCCCAACCATATATCAATTCCATTGGATATTTTTGAATCTTTTCTAAAATATCTCTTCGTAATAACGGAGCTTGAAAATCAATACACCTAACTTCTCGTAAATCATTACCCCAATTCCACATTTGTTTCCAATGACATTGCTCTTTAGATGCATTGATAACAGTAGGCGAATATACAGATGCATTTGTCGTTTTAGCCTCCATCAATGATGTTGTTATAAATTTAAGACCATGGAAAACTAAATCATTGTTTAAAAAATAAAGATATTCATGATCTGTTTGTAAAAAATAATCTAAAACAACGTTGAATCCGCCTCCGAAAAAAACATTTTCTTGTAATCGATGAGTTGTTGATTGTGCTAATGGCTCTGAAGATCCGTTGTCTAATACCATTAATTCACACTGTTCAAATAAAGGATCTCGTTTAAGTTGCGTAACTAAATTATCTGTCCAATCTGGCAGATTATGATTAAGTGTTGCTAATAGTATCATAATTTATTATAAGTATTTTTTTTAAATTTTCCAATTATTGATTAATCATTGACTTTAATATATTTGACCAATGTGGCCTAGAACCTTCAATATGATCTAAATAATATTTTTCATCTTCTGGTAAATTGTTTGCATCAAAATACCATGGTTCGTGTCTAGCAAAAAAATTGCTAGCTGCTCTATACGCAAAATCACTATAACCGCAAGCCATACCAGGAGAATTAACAGCAAATGTTGTATCAACCGGTGCCTTGAATAATTGACATTTTTCATCCATAATATATTCTCGTTCAAAGAAACTACTCTCATGTTGTACAACTCGTTCTTTTAACGGAAAGTGATCTGGCAAATCATCAATCTTAAGACTTAATCCTAATTTAGGTATTTGATATTTTTTACACATTTCAATCATATCATCAATAAATGTGTCCGGAACTGTTTCTGTGGGTACTACATCACTATCTGTATATACATGATATTCATTTAAAACAATGTGATTGTATTTATTCTGAAATTCTGATTCGTAATTTCGTACGCAATCTAAAGCTTCGGGGCCATAATTACTTTTGCAAAAATATACTTGATCTGAATGTAATGTTTTATACCAATCTAATAATGGCGGGTATGTTGATCCATTATCTAATATAACAATATTGTGATAACCTCTATCAGTTAATGATTTAACTAATCGTTTTGTTGGTTCTAAACGATTAAAATTACAAATAAAAATATATGTAGATTTCATATTAGTATCCTTTATTACATAATTAAAAAGTTGTCTCGTTGTTAAATTGTTTTTAGCATATTGCAATAATAATTTAGTATATACAATGGCATCTTCAGATGTTAATTCTCCTATACGTAATTTAAAATTACAATCCAATATTAATTTTTTAGGAAAACTAATCATTGTGTGTTGAGGACATTGTTCTAAATCAGTAAAATATGGTATACATCCATTTGCAATGATTTCATAATGTCGTAGACAATCCCAACCGCCTTTTTTAAAAGTAACTCCAAAATAAGATTCTTGATACCCATTATAATAATCTTGTTCATTATCATATATGTATGTAGACAAATCTCCGGGAATTATAGTTGCATATTCTTTATGTTTTTCTGGAACATTTTCTAAAATAATATCTTCCGGAATAGCAAAATACAAAGCCTTTGCTTTATCCATATCACTTGTTAAAAGTTCTCGTTTAAAATACGTACCATATTCTAATAAATTAGTTCTGATAGATTGATCGTCTTCTCCGTCAATTAAAATTACATCTTTTTTATCATATGTTTCCGTAACTAAATCAAAATAATCTAAACATCTTGTGCAAGAACCGTATATAATTTTATCAAAATAATGTTCTTTGATTTTTTCCGGAATATTAGTTCTATCAATATTATCTTCAGTTAATCTACCACACATGGTAAAACCTCTACCGTATGATTTGCCGGCATCTGGTACTCTTGTTGTCCAATGAAGATCTTTTTCATCTTTATACATGTACCATAATTTGTTACAATCAACAAAATTATCTCCTAATGCCGTACGACCTCCATGAAATATCATATCGCTTTGATAATCTGGTAGATCACCTTTTGCTATAAAAAGTATTTTCATTATAAATTTGTAAAGTTATTGTTTGAATTTTCAATAATTGGGTATGCTTTAAGTAATTCTGCAATGCCGGCTTCTAATGTAAATTTAGGATACCACCCTAGTGCTTCTAATTTATCATTACTTACAATGTAATTGCGTTTATCGGGGTCTTCATTAATTTCACTTTCAGCAATATAAAAATCAGGAATAAATGTTTTGATTGTTTCACATAATTCTTTTTTACTAATATTAGCTGATGATAAACCTACATTGTATGTTTGGCCTTTCATTTTGTCAAAATTTTTCATAACAAACACAAAGGTATATGCAATGTCTTGAATATGTATAAAATTACGTTTAAAATGAGATTCAAATAATACAATATACTTATCTTTATAAGCTTTGTATGTAAAATCATTCACTAACAAATCTAAACGCATTCTAGGAGACATACCAAATACGGTAGCTAATCTTAAGGTAACCGCATTTCCGTTTGCTAATAACGACTTTTCAGCTTCAGTTTTAGTTACTCCATATAGCGAAATTGGATTCAATGGTGTTTCTTCCGTACAATGAATTCCATCTTGTCCAATACCATAACCACTATTTGTAGTTGGAAAAATAATTTTTTGATCCGGACGAGTTACTTTAGTTAACCACTGAACTGCTTCTTGGTTAGTTGCTACTGTAAGTTCTGGATATTTTTTACATGCCGGCATTCCAACAATACAAGCTAACGGAATAATTACATCTGCTTCTTGTACTAACGGAAGAATTTTATCGTAATCACGAACATCGAGTTTATGAAACTCAAATTTATTTCGATGGCAATATTGAGTAAGAGTTGTTTGATTGTACATTAAACTATCAACAGCGATAATTTTATCAAACATTTCATCTTGAGTATTAAATAGGTAATCGATTAAAACGGAGCCAATATACCCAGCTGCTCCTGTTATTAATATAGTCATAACTTCTTTCTATTTTAAAAATTCATTTTTTATCCAAACCGAATCACATTGTGTTGCAGCATCAAAATCACAATAATCAATCATTGTAAACCCGGCATCGATTAATAAAATTTTGAAATCATCAAATAATTTTTGATTTTCATACAATTCAATTAATTCTCCTTCAATATGAATAGATTTAACAATATTTAACTGTTTTCCAAATCCGGATAATACTTCATAACTACAACCTTCTACATCAATTTTACATACATCAATAGACTTAATATCATGTTCAATAATAAAATCATCCATTCGATATGTGTCTAATTCAATCTCATTGTAATTATCTAAATAATGACCATGATAAACATAATGACTTACTCGTTTTTTAAATGATGAAATATCGGCAGCCGGGCCATGTAATTGAAATGTTTGTTTTCCTGTAAAATCAGATATTGCTACATGAAAATTATTAAAATCTGGAAAATTATTACATAGTGTTTGATAATTTCCTGGATTAGCTTCGAAACAATATACTTGTTTTGGGTCAACATTAAATGATTGTTGTAAATGCCAAGCATCTGCTCCGTTCGATGCTCCAATTTCAAAAACATTTGTAGGATTAATGTTAGTTGTTTTTCTTAATAACTCTGGTAAATCTGGTATTGTAATATGCATATAACCTTTTATATAAATATAAATTAATTTGAATTTAGAATATAAATTTCCAAATACCTTCCATAATGTTAGGACCTTGATTTAGCTGTTGCCATGCTGGCCGATTATCGCCATTTGGGTCCATATATGAATTAGTAAAATCTTGTATTTTTTTATAGAATGATTGCGAATTTCTTTTTATTAATTTTTTACTAGCAATAAATTGATTTCCGGCGCCGAACTCCCAACTAGTTGGAGGATTCCATTTACCATCAATATTGGTAGCCGGCATCGATTTACAGAATTCCAACCACGGAACTTTTGAAAAATCATCACTGTATAAAGACCATTGATAATCATGATCGGGCCATATCGTTCCAATTTGATCACAAAATGGTTCAAATTCTATAACAGATTCAATTACATGCGGAATAGAATTTGTTAATTGCCCACCGGGTTGTTTTGTATATGTAGTATGTTTAATTT